CACCAATTCCACAGCGATAAAGGTAATAGCCGCGTTTTTTTTTGAACAATCCAGTACCTGGTGGTGTTGACACTTTGAAAACTGTATAGTATTATGGCTCCTCAACTAACATTAATCGGAGATTAAAAGCGTATGGAATACACTAAAGAAAAGTTTGACGCAATGGAAGCTAGTTTAAAAGCTAAAGTTGACGAGTTTAGAACCAATAACGTCACCCTGATGAAAGACTTTGAGGGTTTAAAGACTAAATTTGATGGCATAGATGTGGATGAGTATAAGAAGATGCTTAAAGCGCAGAGTGATGGCGCTGATAAAGATATGTTTGACGCAGGTAAGATAGATGAGCTAGTGGCTCGTAAAGTCAAGGATATCCAAGCTGAGAACGCAAAGGCTTATAGCACTTTGGAGGGCAGTAATAACGAGCTTAATCGTAAGTTAGAAGTTCTACTTGTTGATGGCGCCATTAAAGATACTGCTGTTACTGCCGGTGTATTGAGCGGTGCGCTTGATGATGTTGTGTTAAGAGCTAAATCCGTGTTTAGGTTGAAAGACGGTACTCCAACTGCTGTTGATTCAGCCGGTAACACTTTGGTTAAGGCTGGATCGACCACGCCAATTAGTATGAAAGACTGGGTTTCGGACTTAACGAAGTCAGCGCCACACCTATTCGAGAAGTCAAGTGGTTCAGGTTCTCAACACGATTCAGGTTCAGGTAAAGGCGGTGAAAAGCAGATCACCCGTAAAGCGTTTGACGCAATGAGTCAGGTTGACCGTAGCACCTTCGCAATGGAGGGTGGTAAAGTCTCTGATGCCTAAAGGCGTTCAGAATATAAAGGTTCCTGCTAAGTTCAAATATTTATATCAGAAAAAGCGGTATAAGATATATTATGGAGGACGAGGTGGGGCAAAATCTTGGGCGTTCGCTATCGTGCTGTTACTTAAAGGGGTACAGAAACCGATTCGTGTTCTCTGCTGCCGTGAAATGCAGCACTCAATTAAAGAGTCGGTACATAAGTTACTAGCTACTCAGATTGAACGTTTGGGGTTATCTACTCGATACAAGATACAGCGTGACCGTATTATAGGAGTTAATGGTACTGAATTTGTGTTCTTTGGACTAAGGCACGATCCGCAGCAGATTAAATCCTTTGAGGGTGCTGACTATGCTTGGGTTGAAGAGGCTCAAAAAGTTACCGCAGATAGTTGGGACTTTTTGATCCCCACTATTCGTAAAGAGGGTTCTGAGATTTGGGTGAGCTTTAATCCTGACCTAGAGACTGACCCAACCTATAGTAGGTTCGTTCTTAACCGCAGACCTGATTCTTTTGTTGTTAAGGTCAGTCATAAGGATAACCCATTCTTCAGTAAAGAAATGCTCTCTGATATGCAGTACGATAAAGAGCAGGACTACCAAAAATACCTAAATGTTTGGGAGGGGGAGTGCGCTAAGACTACCGAAGCGCAGATATTTAAGGATAAGTTTACGATTAGTGACTTTGAGACCCCAGTGAAGCAGGAAACTTTTTACTTTGGGATGGATTGGGGTTTTTCCGCAGACCCTACCGCATTGGTGCGGTGTTGGATTCGTGGGAACGAGCTTTTCATAGATTATGAGGATGGTGGTGTTGGTATAGAGCTGGACCACACTCACAAAATAATTGATAGCATTCCGGGAGCGAAGAAGTATACTATCCGTGCCGATAATTCACGCCCAGAAAGTATCAGTTTTATTTCGAGGCAAGGGTATAATATAGTTGCAGCTCCAAAATGGTCGGGTTCTGTCGCAGATGGTATTGAGTTCATACGCAGTTTCAGCCATATACACATCCACACTAGATGCCCTCAAACTGCCAGCGAGTTTGTACATTACAGTTATAAGGTCGATAGGTTGAGTGGTGATATATTACCGATTGTACTTGACAAATGGAACCATTACATCGATGCTTTAAGGTACGCACTAGCTCCAATTATTAAGTTTAAGGATCTAACTATGAAAACTACTAAAACTATAGGGCATTAATTTATGATTAACTCTACACACCCACAATATGATAACTACATTAAATCTTGGGATAGATGCCGAGATACTTACACAGGTGAAGAGGCTGTTAAGAAGCGTGGAGAGGTGTATTTACCCCGATTAGGTGGTCAGACTGATGCAGAATACAACGCTTATTTAACCCGAGCGCCATTTTTTAACGGTATCGGTAAAACAGTAGATGGTATGGTCGGTACTTCTATGCACATTGAGCCTGTTATTACCGGTGTTCCTGATGATATGCTAGAGGATATTACCGGTACGGGGATCTCCACAAAGGGATTTATAAATTACCTACTTACCGAGCAGCTTCTAACAGGTAGGCAGGGTATTTTGGTTGACCACAATGGGGATTTTCCATACTTGTCGGGGTATAAAACCGAGCAGATCACTAACTGGTCAGATAATTTCATAATCTTGAAAGAGCAGTATCAAGTTAAGAACCCTGAGAAACCTTACGAGGTAAAATATGAGACTCAATATAGGGAACTAACAACGGTAGACGGTATTTACGAGGTGTATATATGGCGAAAATTGCTCAATAAATATAATAGAAGTGAGTGGGTGCGGTCAGAAGTCGCAATACCAACTAAAAGAGGTGCGCCTTTATCAAGTATGATGTTCTTAGGCTCTTCACTGGATGGTTTGAACCTTACTCCTGAGATTCCACCGCTTATGCCTCTGGTTGATATGAATTTATCGCATTACCGCTCTAGTGCTGACTTGGAACACGGTAGACACTTTACCGCCTTGCCTACACCCTATGTTATTGGCGTTAAAGATGTTGGAGATATTCGTTTAGGTGCTGAAACAGCTTGGGCTATACCAAACGAGAAAGCTAAGGTCGGTTTCTTAGAGTTTACAGGGCAGGGTTTAGCCTCACTTGAATCCGCTATTCGGGAGAAGTCAGAGATGATGGCGGCTCTTGGGGTGCAACTTATATCAGGACAGCGTAAAGGTGTTGAGAGTTTTGAAGCTCTTGCGCTTAAACGCAATGCAGAGCTATCAAGTTTAGTTTTAGCCATCCATAGGGTGGAGGTCTTAATGACTAATGCTTTGCAGATGGCGGTCGATTGGGCGGAGCTTGAAAGTACCGTAACGGTTAAGCTCAATCTGAACTTCGCACTTGGTGATGAGGACGAGCACTTGGACGACAAGGCGGACAAAGATAAAAAGCAGGCGCAAAAAGAACAGAAGAAAAAAGAGGGTGATACTATTATCTAGTCAAAAATCACAAGCCGGAACGCTAACCCCACAGCGATAAAGGTACGAGCCGTTTCTTTTTTCTTGACACTTATGTTTTTAGGTGATATAAATATAGTTAAATGTAACAGTGTTACATAATCATTTTCGCAGAGCGAGATAATTTTCGGTTATGGGGACACTCTTAGGTGTTCATAAACTATTTATAATATTTAAGGAAAATCTAATGAATACATTAACAAATTTGGCAGCGGATATTTACCGTGCAGCAGATACCGTAGGTCGTGAAGTTGTGGGTTTCATCCCGTCAGCTACCGTAAACGCAGAGACAGCCCGTGTCGCAGTAAATGATACTGTACGCTCGCACAGTACTCGTGCCGCTACTGCTGGCGATATCACCGCCGCTATGACTATTCCCGAGGGGACAGATCAGGTAGTAGATAGTAAGACTATGACCATTGATAAAGCTCGTTCTGTTCAAATCCCGTGGACGGGTGAAGAGATCGTATCTGTTAATAATGGTGCTGGTTTTGAAACTATTTATGGGGATCAGATTGCTCAGGCAATGCGTACCCTTACTAATGAAGTAGAGAATGATCTAGCTAACGCTGCTTATCAAGGCGCTTCTCGTGCAACAGGTGTTGCTGGGACTACTCCTTTCGCGAGTAATATGGATCTTATCGCTGAAACTACCGAGATTCTTCGTGTAAATGGCGCTCCTCAGAATGACGGGCGTATGTCTCTTGTTCTTAGTAATACTGCTGGTACTAAACTCCGTAACCTTGCACAGCTCCAAAAAGCTAATGAGGCTGGTAATGACACTCTATTGCGTCAAGGTATCTTGCTTGATCTTCAAGGTTGTATGCTTCGTGAGTCAGGTCAGATTGGCGTTCATACCGCTGGTACGGGTACGTCATACTTACTAAATGATGCTTCAAGTGCGGTGGGTGATACTACTATTGCTGTTGACGGTGGTACAGGTACTGTTCTTGCTGGCGATGTTATTACTTTTGCTGGAACTTCTGATATTTATGCAGTTAATACGGCTCTTAGCGGTGGTTCTTTGTCAATTGGAACGCCAGGTCTTCTAGCTGCTGAAACAGATGATGACGCTATTACTGTTGGATCAAGCTACACGCCTAACGTGCTATTCCATCAGGGTGCGCTAGAGCTTGCAATACGTGCTCCAGCTACACCAGATGGTGATGCGGCTGTTGATACTATGATGATCCAAGATCCACATTCTGGCCTTGTGTTTGAGATCCGTGTTTATAAGGGTTATCGTAAGGCAATGTTTGAAGTTGCTTGTGCTTGGGGCGTGAAAGCGTGGAAGTCCGACAATATCGCAATCCTTATGGGGTAAGTAGTTTGTAGTAACCAGCCAGCAGTCTACCTTTATAGGCTGTTGGCTAAAATATTTTATTTGGAGTTATACCGTTATGGCATATAAGAGAAAAACTCTAGCAGATAAACAGGAGGGGATAGTTGAAACACCCCCTAAGAAAACACCACCTAAAAAAGTAGCTACTAAGAAAGCGGTAGTTAAGAAATCGGGGTCCTCTCATATCGTTATGTTCCGTGAAGCAGATAATAAACTCGCTAATGTACACCCTGATGAGGTGGAGAACTATAAGCTGGGTGATTGGGTGGTCAAATTATGAGCCTTGATGCTACCGCAGGAGGTGTAAGTGCTAATGCTTATTGTACAGTTGCAGAAGCTGATGACTATAATGATCTGTTCCCTAGCGATACAAGCTGGAATGGCACAACCGCAGTAAAGGAAGCTAATATAAAGCTCGCTACATTGTGGTTAGACCAGCGCATTACTTGGTATGGTAGAGTAGAAACTCTCACTCAGAGTTTGCGTGTACCTAGAGCTGAATGGGTTGATCGGGATAGCTACAGCGTTGCTGTTGCTACTGTACCTGTTGATATTAAATATGCCACCGCTGAACTAGCGATGCGCATACACGATGGTACTGTTGGCTCTCTAAATACTTTAGGTGCTGGGTTAAAGTCTACTAAAGTTGAGGGTGTTGATGTTGTCTTTGACCATACCGATACAAGCGGACTCCTCCCTAATCACATTAAGGTGATGTTGAGCCATTGGGGTTTTGTTGGTAATGTCTCTGCTGGTGTTTCTGCTGTTAAGGTTTCTAGATCCTGATGAATTTAAGTGCCTCCATACAGAACGCTATTGACGAGGCAAAGATAGCAACTTCAGACTTGTGGACTACTACGGTATTTAAAGCCACAGCGCCGTCAGCATACGACACAGCTACAGGGGTGGTTACGAGTGTAACTACGTCAACAACTATTTCTATGCTCATAGGGAGCTACTCAGAGGCGCTCGTAGATGGTGCGCAGGTACTCGGTACAGATGTAAAGGCGACTTTCTTACAAAAGGATTTAGCTAGTACACCGGATGTAAACGATTTAGTTACTTATGCCAGCAGAGATTGGGCTGTTATTAGTGTTAAACAAGATGTTGCTAACACTTTATGGATTACACAGTTGAGGGCGGTCTTATGAGCTGGGCAGGGCAGAGAACTTTTATCGAAGAGCGTTTGTCTGATAATTGGGCTACAACTCCAATTTCTTACAGTAATGTAGACTATGCGCCAGTCGCTAACAGTTCATTTATTCGGCTAACAGTTTTAGGTGGCGATACTATAGATGCCTCTTTCTCTACCAGCCGCAGCTCTGGGGTGGTGGTTATGCAAGTATTTACACCATCAAATATAGGTAGTGCTACTGCATTATCTTATGCGGATAGTTTAGCAGCTATTTTTGAGGGAGTGACGAGTGATGAGTTTGTCTTTGGTACAGCCTCTTTAGAAGTTGTTGGTGCGGTAGAAAACTTTTTTCAAGTGAACGTTAATATTGGATTTACAGAGGATGGTTAAGGAGATGCAAGCTGCAGTTCGCAGCTCTATTGAGAAAACTTCTATCGAGGTCTTTAATGAGGTTGCGGCTAGAACTCCAGTAGACACAGGTAATGCTAGAATAAGCTGGAATATTAGTACGGGATCTCCTAATTTTAGTACTAGATCCACAGGTGTTACTCCTACAGGCAATTGGTCAGCAGAGAGCACACCTCCTACCGACCCTGTTGTTTTGGCTAATGATTTTTTGCTAGAATCCCACTTGGATAGAGTTTACATAGCAAATGGCGTACCATATATTGGGGTATTAGAATTAGGGCACAGCGCACAGGCTCCCATAGGGATGGTGGCGGCTACTTTGGCAAGGGACTTTAACCACGTATTACAGGGCAATCTAAAGGAAATATAAAATGGCACTTCAACAAGGAAAAAGAGCAAACATTAGTATAACGGGAGTGGTAGTTACAGATGTAATTATTGATGAGTGGTCACTAGAGCAGAAACCTGTTACACGCACATATACAAAATTTGGGGATGATGCTCCAACTACTGAGGTAGTCTCTAATGACTGGGAAGTGGTTATTGGCGGTTACGTTAAAGCCGGAGCTGCTACATTCCCGGCTATTGGTGCTTCAGTTACCGACCTAGATTTGATATTGGAAGACGCTGTTGCTGATCTTGGTTTCACCTGTTCAGCAGGTATTGTTACCGCAATCAAAGTGGGTGTTAAGAGCGCTGGCAGTATGCCCGTTAAATTAGTGGTCAAGCCAGCTGGTTCGGAGATGGTGGCTTATGGTACGGTAACTTAAAATGGCTGGTTATAATATAGATGTTGCACTTGGGGTAGTTGAAGATACCGCTACACCCGTGCTAGAAAATATAGTCAATAAAGCAGGGGCGCTAACAGCTACGCCGGTTGTTATAGCGGTTGATAGCTCCCAATTGAGGGAGGCTTTGCTCGCTGTTAATACTTTAGACACTAGAATCCGCAGTATGACAAACAATCTAAATAGTTTTAACAGCCTGTTGAGTAGAACTATTGCACTCACCAACCAGCTGAAGAACAGCAAAGTACCAGAGCCTAGATTATGAGCATTATTTTCACTTTAGGAGTAGAGGTAGTAACCTTACCAAATCCACTACAGCCTTATGTTGGTAATATACCAGTCAAAAACATTACAACGCTTTTAGCTGCTAATGGGACAGGGTACTACTACCAGACAGGCACTACCCGATACCGCTACTCTTTTGTTTTTGACTTTAGTGACTCTACACTAGCTTCGGATCTTAGAGACTTTTTTGACACGGTTGCCGTAGGTAGGCTTAACAGTTTCACCTTAACGGATCCGGAGAGTGTGACTTCCACAGTTCGGTTTGATATGGATGAGCTAGTTATTCTTGAACTAAAGTCAGGAGAGTTGTACTCGGTTGCGGTTGAGCTTGTCTCTCAATGAAAACACTAACCTCAGCCTTTAATACTGCAAAGAACCTAACAGAGGCTACTCCAGTTTGGCTCTTAGAAGTTCACTGCCGCACAGGCAGCTTAGAAAAACGCTGACCTCAGTCACCCACTCGCTCAAAAGTTCACTGCCGCACAGGCAGCTTAGAAAAATAGC